TGCAGCTGCTTGCAAAATGCTTGCTGTGTTAACGTAGGTGTCGATGAACTTGCGTTCAGGACGTCCAATAGCGAACCGAGTGAGCATACGCTTGAATCCCCGTCTGAACCTGCGTCGTCCGAAAGATCTACGGCGTCCGATTCGTCTTCGCTTAAAACCTCTGCGTCTGAATCTTGCCATTTGCGCTTGTAGCCTGAGTAGTTAGTTGTGGTGTTGTTTTGTCGATACATCGTAAATTAAGTTTTATTGCGTGGAACCAAGTCTGGAAATACATCGATACGTCTGTCCGTGTAGACATATTCAACACGGGCAATGAGGGCTTCGAGCGTGTGATCAGGGACGTTCTTGTAGCTCTGGCGGAAAGTCTGGTTGGACGTGATTATTATAGGTACGTTCTTCTCCTTGTGGTTGAACCCATTGTGCACCTTGAGGTCGATCTCCTGTCCATCCAAGAACAGTAATAGTTCCGAAAGTGGCCATCCAGCGTGGAGTTCCTCCATATGAATTAAGTCGAACTTGTTGTCGTCCCATTGGGAATAGAACTGACCCTTGTTCGGGCATTTGTAGACTCGGCAGAAATTCTTCAAACAGCGGATCAAGTATGACTTGCCAATCTGAGTCGGACCGACTATCATTAAATGAGGTAAGCGTGCTTCCCTGTCCTTGAAAAGGTTGCGATTTAGCCACGAAGCGATGTCGTATTCCGGAGAGTTCAATTGGTACTGGGCGAGATCGAGCTCTTGCCATGGGTCGAGTATCGGGGCGGGACGCATCACTGTCTTGTACCACTGTTCAAGGTATTGAGTCTTCTGGAGATTGAAGCCGACATAGCCAGGTTCGGCCTGGAAGCATTCTAGAATAGACTTGCCTTCGATAATCATTTTAGCGACTGTGTCTGACTTGGGGTTCTTCTTAGCGAGCACGGCAGCTACGAAAGGGTGGGGCCATTCGATGAGATCCTGAATAGTGCCATTTGAAAGTCCTTTGACAACGTATCCGATGACTTTGTTGTTGTTCCTAGCCTTCTGTACGTTAGGGTGCCAGTATCCGTCTTGATCGTAATCGAGGTCGAAGAAAGTAGCGAACACCTGGGGGCGGAGTCGGATAGGATTATTGAGTTTGACGAAAGCGTGGAGGTGGGGTTGACCGTCTTGATGTAACTCTTGAGAAATGCACATGCGTTCGATGTTGTCATGTAGAAGCGAGAGTAGGTGGTCTTTGAGTGCGACTGGTGGGACCTCACATTGAGAGTATGTTAAAAATATATTAATTAAGTTAGTTGCCATATGTGTGTCTGAGTGTCTGAACTGCGATAGTAATATTAATCGCAGTTCGTTCGTAATTTATAGTTGTGATTCACAAAATCTAGAAGATTCGAGAAGATTCGGTGCTTCTTGGCCCTGCGGGGCTAACCAAAGGCAGCTCTCGGCTGTCGCCTTCGCTGCCGGGGGCGGACTCCGGACAACGGCGCTCGACGCGCCTCGCTCAGCGACGGGGGGCCGACGGGCGGGGACGACATTCTATGCGTTAAAACATTTATTTATACGTCGGTAAATCTAACACGGATTGCGATTTCAGTGTTTACAACTGCCACGGTGGTCGTGTTGAGCTTGAATACAAAGAGCCAAATTGCGTTTCTACCTGCTGAGCTTGCGACTGCTGCCCCTCCATTGAAGTCCAAGGTGAGTCGGGTCTTCTTAAAGTACTTGATGAGCCTGAGTTGGTAGTTTTGACCTGTGCCTGTGCTAATAGGTACGATCTTATCCAACATGGTACGGAAGCGTTGATTGCCTTGAGTGCGTAAATCATTATAAGCGATGAAAAACGTGCCCGTTGCTGTTCCAGTGTCTTCAAGAACATCTTGTAAAGTAGGAGTATTGAGTCCAGTAAATTGCATGTCTCTGACCATGAGTATTCTAACCATGTCCGTGTCGATTGCGCCTGTCTCGCCTGAGCTGAGTCCATTCAGGATTTGTCGGTACTGGATGTTAGTGAGCATAATTTTTCGGCCAATTCTTTGATTGTTATCAGTTCCTTGAGCGACTCCTGTAAGGAGAGTAGGAGTGATGCTTGCAGCTGCTTGCAAAATGCTTGCTGTGTTAACGTAGGTGTCGATGAACTTGCGTTCAGGACGTCCAATAGCGAACCGAGTGAGCATACGCTTGAATCCCCGTCTGAACCTGCGTCGTCCG